TCCGATCTGGGGGAAAAACAGGCTCTGGTAATATACTAACAGTTGCTATTGATTCTACTGTAGCCACTTTAACAGGCTCACAAACTTTAACAAACAAAACAATAGATGTAGATAACAATACGTTATCTAATATAGAAGTAGATAATCTTAAGTCTGGAGTTTTAGATACAGACATATCTTCAGTAGCAGGAACAGATACAACACTTGCTTCAGCTAAAGCTATTAAGACTTATGTTGATGCTCAAGTAACAGCTCAAGACTTAGATGCTACTACTGATAGTGGTACAGTTGCAATAGACCTGGATAGTGAAACATTAACTATTGCAGGTGGAGAAGGTATAGATACTTCAGGTTCTGGCAATACAATTACAATCACAGGTGAACTAGCTACAGAAACAAATGCTGGTGTTGCTACTTTTGATGGTACTGACTTTACAGTATCTTCAGGAGATGTAACTTTAAATGCAGAAAGAATACAAGATATTACTGGTGCAATGTTCTCAGGAAATACTGAGACAGGTATTGGAATTACTTATGATGATAGTGATGGAACAATAGATGCAGTAGTTACTTTATCTCCTTTTGATACAGACAATTTATCAGAAGGCTCAAGTAATTTATATTATACAGATGCTAGAGTAAGAAGTCATATCACAGGTTCGGAATTAGATATGGGCGGTAATAAAGTATTATTTGCTAATGTTTATTCTAATGAAGCTGATTTACCAAGTGCATCAACATATCACGGTATGTTTGCACATGTCCATGCAACAGGTAAAGGTTACTTTGCACATGGAGGTGCATGGCATAAATTATTAGATGAAACATCTTCTGATACTGGCGATTTATCAGAAGGTAGTAATTTATATTATACAAATGCAAGAGCAGATGCAAGGATAGCAGCAGCTACAACAGATGACCTTTCAGAAGGTTCAAGTAATTTATACCATACAACAGAAAGAGTACAAGACATAGTAGGTGCTATGGTTGCTTCTAATACTGAAAGTGGTATGAGTGTAACTTATGATGATAGTGATGGTACTCTAGATTTCAATGCAGATGATTTTACAATTACATTAGGTGGAGATTTATCTGGTAATGTAACTATTACAGATTTAGCAAATGGAACATTAGATGCAACTATAGTAGCTAATTCAGTTGCTCTTGGAACAGATACAACAGGAAATTATGTTGATAGTTTAGTTGCAGGGACTGGTGTTACTCTAAGTAATAATTCAGGCGAAGGTGCTACACCTACAGTAGCTATTGGACAAGCAGTAGCAACAAATTCAAATGTAAACTTTGGTTCGGTTACAACTACAGGTAATGCTACCGTAGGAGGAAATTTAGTTGTAAACGGAACTACAACTACTCTTAATACTGCTACATTAGATGTTGAAGATAATAACATAACACTTAACAAAGGTTCAGGAGACACATCAGGTTCAGCAGACGGTGCAGGTCTTACAATTCAAGATGCTGTAAATTCTTCTACAGATGCAACTATAGCCTGGAATGCAACTAATGATAACTTTGTGTTTTCACATGAAGTTGTTGCTCCAAGTTTAGATATATCAGGTAATGTAGATATTGACGGAACACTAGAAACAGATGCCTTAACTATTAACGGTACAGCTTCAGTTCCTTTTGAATCTGCTGACCACAGTAAATTAGATGGCATAGAGGCTAATGCAACAGCAGACCAAACTGCTTCTGAGATTAGAACATTAGTTGAAGCAGCAACAGACTCTAATGTCTTCACAGATGCTGACCATACTAAACTAAATGGAATAGAAGATAATGCTACAGCAGACCAAACAAATGCTGAGATTAAAACTGCATACGAAGCTAATTCAAATACAAATGCATTTACAGATGCTTCAGTAACTAAACTTAGTAACATAGAGACTGGTGCGACAGCAGACCAAACAGATGCAGAAATAAGAACTGCAATAGAGTCAGCTACAGATTCAAATGTATTTACTGATGCAGACCATACTAAACTTAATGCTATTGAAGCAAATGCTACAGCCGACCAAACAGATGAAGAAATACAAGATATAGTAGGTGGAATGCTTGATAGTAATACTGAGACAGGTATTACAGTTACATATCAAGATAGTGACGGAACAATAGACTTTGTTGTAGCATCACAAACAGATGAAAACTTTACAACTGCTGACCATTCTAAATTAGATGGTATAGAAGCTGGAGCTACTGGCGACCAAACAGCAGCAGAGATTAGAACATTAGTAGAATCTGCTAGTGATTCTAACGTGTTTACTGATGCTGACCACACTAAGCTCAATGGTATTGAAGCAAGTGCTACAGCCGACCAGACAGCAGCAGAGATTAGAACATTAGTAGAGTCAGCAACAGACTCAAATGTATTTACAGATAATGACCATACTAAATTAAATGCTATAGAGGCTAATGCTACCTCAGACCAGACCGCTTCTGAAATAAGAACTTTGGTTGAATCTGCTACAGACTCAAATGTATTTACAGATAATGACCATAGTAAATTAAATGCTATAGAGGCTAGTGCTGATGTTACAGACTCAGCAAATGTAGGAGATGCATTAACAGGATTTAGTACAACAACTGATGCAACCTCAACAGACTTAGTTGCTTTCTATGATGTCTCAGCAAGTGCTTGGGAAAAAGGAACTATAGAAGATATAGCTTTACAAGGCACGAAAGGTCAAAAAGGTGCAGGTGGAGTTCTTGGCTCTAAAGGACAAAAAGGTGAAGTAGGTCAGAAAGGACAGAAAGGTGAAGTAGGTCAGAAAGGACAGAAAGGTGAAGTAGGTGCTGATGGAAGTAACGGTACTTCAGGTAATGATGGAGCTAAAGGACAGAAAGGTGAAGTAGGTGTTACTGGAGCTAAAGGACAAAAAGGTGAAGTAGGAGCTACTGGAGACAAAGGACAAAAAGGTGAAGCTGGTATTGACGGAGCTGCTTCAGACGGTACTAAAGGACAGAAAGGACAAAAAGGTGAAGTAGGTGTTACAGGTGCTAAAGGACAGAAAGGTGAAGTAGGAGCTACAGGTAGTGCTGGTTCAAACGGTAGCAATGGTTCTAAAGGACAAAAAGGTGAAGGCGGTGCTACAGGTGCTGGTGGAAGTACAGGTTCTAAAGGTCAGAAAGGTGAAGTAGGAGCTAACGGAAGTAACGGAAGTAATGGTTCTAAAGGACAAAAAGGCCAAGCTGGTTCTAATGGTTCTAATGGTTCAAAAGGTCAGAAAGGTCAAACAGGTGCTACAGGTGCTGGTGGTGATGACGGTAATGATGGCTCTAAAGGTCAGAAGGGTGAAGTAGGTGTTACAGGTTCTAAAGGACAGAAAGGTGAAGTAGGTCAGAAAGGACAAAAAGGTGAAGTAGGAGCTACAGGTTCTAAAGGACAGAAAGGTGTAAAAGGACAAGAAGGAAACTTCGGTGGTCAAACATTTGCTTATGACTTTGATACAAGTACATCAGATGCAGACCCAGGTAACGGTGAGTTAAGATTAAATAACGGTACTGTATCTAGTGCAAGTATACTATATATTGATGACCAAGATTCAGGTGGTACTGATATACAAAGTTATTTAAGAACTATTGATGATAGTGACTCTACTATTAAAGGTCACGTAAGAATATCAAACAAATTAGATGCAACAGACTTTGCTCTATTTACAATTAGTGGTTCAATAACAGAAGCTTCAGGATATTTCAAAGTTCCTGTAGGTTATGTAAGTGGTTCAGCATCTTCATTCTCAAGTGGTGAAGACTTAATTGTAACCTTTGCAAGAACTGGAGACCAAGGTGATAAAGGTCAGAAGGGTGAAGTAGGAGCTACAGGTTCTAAAGGACAGAAAGGTGAAGTAGGTCAGAAAGGACAAAAAGGTGAAGTAGGTCAGAAAGGACAGAAAGGTGAAGTAGGAGCTACAGGTTCTAAAGGACAGAAAGGCCAGACAGGTGCAACAGGTGGTGCTGGTAACGATGGTAGTAATGGTTCTAAAGGACAGAAAGGTGAAGTAGGTGCTAATGGAAGTAATGGAAGCAATGGCTCTAAAGGTCAGAAAGGCCAAGCTGGTTCTAATGGTTCTAATGGTTCAAATGGTTCTAAAGGACAAAAAGGTGAAGTAGGTACTACAGGTGATACAGGTGGAACAGGAGCTAAAGGCCAAAAAGGTCAGGCTGGTTCTAACGGTTCTAATGGTTCTAAAGGCCAGAAAGGTGAAGCTGGTTCTAATGGTACAAACGGTTCTAAAGGACAAAAAGGACAGAAAGGTGAAGTAGGTGGTACAGGTGGAACAGGTTCTAAAGGACAGAAAGGTGAAGTAGGTGGTACAGGTGGAACAGGTTCTAAAGGACAGAAAGGTGAAGCTGGTTCTAATGGTACAAACGGTTCTAAAGGACAAAAAGGCCAAGCTGGTTCTAATGGTACAAACGGTTCTAAAGGACAGAAAGGTGAAGCTGGTACTAATGGTACAAACGGTTCTAAAGGACAGAAAGGTCAAACAGGGGCTGATTCGACAGTAGCAGGTGCTAAAGGTCAGAAAGGTCAAACAGGTGCTGCTTCAACAGTAGCAGGTGCTAAAGGTCAGAAAGGTGAGCAAGGTGCTTCAGTTACTGGTGCTAAAGGCCAGAAAGGTGAAGTAGGTGCTACAGGTACAGGTACTAAAGGACAGAAAGGTGAAGTAGGTTCTAAAGGACAAAAAGGTCAAACAGGTGCTGCTTCAACAGTAGCAGGCTCAAAAGGACAGAAAGGTCAGACAGGTGCTGATTCAACAGTAGCAGGTGCTAAAGGACAGAAAGGTGAAGTAGGTCAGAAAGGACAGAAAGGTGAAATAGGAGCTACAGGTGTAGGTCAGAAAGGCCAGAAAGGTGAAGTAGGTTCTAAAGGACAAAAAGGTCAGACAGGTGCTGATTCAACAGTAGCAGGTTCTAAAGGTCAAAAAGGTACTACAGGTACTGGCTCTAAAGGACAGAAAGGTGAAGCAGGAGCATTTACCACAAGTTCAAATGCTCAAGTTAATAGTTTAGGTGTTAACACAGCAGGCTCAGGTACAGCAGGTGAGATTAGGGCAACTAATAACATTACGGCTTTCTATTCTGATGCAAGACTAAAAGACTTTGAAGGTACTATACCAAATGCTTTAGAAAAAGTATTAGCTCTAAGTGGTTATTACTTTAGAGAAAATGAAGTAGCTAAAGAACTAGGTTACGAAAATGATAAAAGACAAGTTGGTGTATCAGCTCAAGAGGTACAAGATGTATTACCAGAGGTAGTAACAGAAGCTCCTATTGATGATAAATACTTAACAGTATGGTACGACAAGTTAGTTCCTTTATTAATCGAAGCTATTAAAGAACTAGCTGAAGACTCACATCCTGCAAAATGTTTACAAGACATGGAAGGTTTTGAAGATATACAAAGAAGGTTAGAAGACTTAGAGAATAAATAATGGCGTATACTTGTAGAGATTTAACTATTGAAGAGGCTACACATTTAGAAGAAAGTGGAGTGATAGATGAGTTTTATCTCGCAAGTGAAAAATACTTAGACGAAGATAAGAACTTTAATTATGCTAACTGTGAGATAACTACAGAGCAGTTTAATAATCTAACACAAGACCAAAAAAAATCTTTTTGGAGGTTGTTTCCAAAAGCAATAGGTAGGATTTTTGAACCAGTACCGTTTGAAGAACCATCACATATTGTATATAAAACTTTAGCTTTACAAGCTCCAGATGGATATATATTACATCTTTATAATGGATATATAGATAATAATATTTGGGTAGAGGAAAGAGGTTTAATAAGACCTGATGCTAATGGCTCAAGAGCTTATACATATACAAATGATTTTTGGACTTCTAAGTATACTTATTTAAAAAGTTTAGGCATAACTAAAATGACAAGAATTGTAGAGACAGATTCAAAGCTTGCTACTTTATTAGCTAATCCAGATACATATAGTCATAATTCACATTTAGATATTTCAACATTAGTAATTGAAGACAAAGTAAGTAGCTACTCTTGGGCTGACGTAACACATAAACATATAACAATAGATTTAACATGAGTACATTAAAAGATACAAACGTAAGCTTTGATGGCATGAGAGATGTTTTTGATACTATGAATAGTAATGGAAGCACCTCTGCTTGGTCATTAAACAATCAAAAACATATTGACCGCTCACCTTTTATTAATGGTGGTCAAGGTGATGGAAAAGTTCCGCAACTGTTCAATGATAATGAAGCTACTTCAACAACTACGATGTTAGCATCCGATTTTAAAAGTATTATGAAAATTGATAGTGGGAGTGCATCAGCAACTACAGGTACTAATAAAAATCAAACGAACCATTTCATTCAAGGGTGGGGAACACTTCACGGTATGTATGCTGCTAGTGAAGAATATATAACAAACAATAATAGCGGTATTGGTACAGCATATGATGGAACTAATAGCTATGTAGGAACTGGAAACCCTTCAGGAGTTAGTAATCAAAACTTTATACCTTTTACTAACTTTAATAGTAATTTTAATTCTAATAAAGATATTGCTGCCATTGGACTTTATACTGGAGGATTTCTGGGTCAGAACAGAAAAGTAAAATTAGTTTTTAGAGGCTCAGGAGCTAGTGCAACTGATACTGACTGGAGTAATATGTATCTAAGACAAGTAGATGATACTTACTTTGCTGGTGATGAAGCTTCTAATGTTCAGAGAGGTGTAGAACTATCTAGAACTAGCCTATCTGCATCAGTAACAACTTATTCAAATATTCTTTATGGTAGTTATTATGTACATACATGGTCTTTACCTAGTCTAGTTAGTTTTAGTAGTACATCTACAACCTGGGTTAAGTTTGATTAATATGATACAATCTTATAATGAAAAAATTAGTTATAAGCTTACAAAGAAGAACAGATAGAAAAAAAGAATTTTATAAAAATAATTTAATAAATTATGAATTTATAAAAGCAATAGACTATAAAAGATTAGATGACTTTATAGTTGATGAAGGGTTTAAAGACCCATTTAAAAATAGACCAGTTTTAGAAAGTGAAGTAGCATGTTTCTTATCTCATAAAAAAACATGGGAAAAATGTTTAGAATTAAATGAGCCTGTAATTATCTTAGAAGATGATGCAGTAATAAATGAAAGATGGGATGAAGAATACTACAAAGACTTAATAAATAAATACGATTTTATATACTTACAAAAGAATGAGAACGAACCTGACAAAGTTATAAGTATAGATAATAGATTAGAAATACCTTCTTATCCTTATAATTTAACAGGCTACATAATAAAACCTTCAACGGCAAAAATTTTATTAGATAATATAGATAAAATTATTCCTGCTGATGAGTATGTACCTAAATTAATAAAGGAGAAAATTTTGAATAATGTAGTTTCGCTAAAACAAGATTCTTGTAATCAGATATCTAGGGATGTAAGCCCAAGTGATATTGAAGTCTCTTCAGGTATAGCTAGAAACTTTAAAGTACATCCGCTTACTATTGGAACAGATAGAAAGAAATGTTCTAGATTATTTACAAGTGCTAGAAGTTGTGGAGTAGATGTAGTAAATCTAGGAAACAATGTAGAGTGGAAAGGTACTGATATGTCTGGCCCAGGTGGAGGCATGAAAGTAAACTTGTTAAGAAAATATATTAATAAGTTACCAGACAATGATGTAGTTTTATTTACAGATGCGTATGATGTTTTTTATGCAGATAATTTAGAAACTATTACAGAAAGATACTTAGGATTTAATTGTAAGGTTTTATTTTCAGCAGAACAATACTGCTGGCCTGATGCAGATTTAGAACATGTGTTTCCAGATGCTCCTACTAAATATAGATTTTTAAATAGTGGAACATTTATAGGTGAAGTAGGTGAGCTTAAAAAGATACTAGAAACTGATTCTGTAAACGATGATGGAGATGACCAGTTATATTATCAAAAGATATTTTTAAGTGATAAGTTTGATATACAACTAGACTATGAAGGTTATATATTCCAAACACATGAAGCAAGTGCCACAATGCTTGAAGGACAACTTCATAATCCAGTAACAGGATGTTGTAGTTGTATTTACCACGGTAATGGAGGGGACTTAACAAAGAAGAAATTTGACCAGATGTATGACAGATTTTTTCCAACTCCTAAAGAATTATTTACAACACACGAAGGTTTTGAAATATTAGATGATGACATATTGCTTGTAGATTTTATGACACAAGAACAATGTGAAAGAATGATTGAAATAGCTGACAATCATGGAGACTGGGGTTCTTTAGATTATGATAAGTTCCCAGCACAAGAGATAAGATTAAAAGAGTTAGGACTTTGGGAAGAACTAGAAAGTCATTGGCAAAAAAATATAGTTCCAATTATAGAAAATTATTGGAAGCCAATGGAAATGTACGGACTTAGAGATGCGTTTGTAATGAGATACTCAGTCGATACACAAAAAGATTTACCTTTACATACTGATGCTAGTTTAGTTACAGGAAGTGTAAAATTAAACGATGATTATGAAGGTGCTGATTTAGTTTATCCAAGACAGAATTTTAGTAATAAAAATATACCTGTAGGAAAATGTATATTATTTCCTGGAATGGTAACACACGGACATGCATGTCGAACCTTAACCAAAGGAGTTAAATATAGTTTTACTATATGGTCAAACAGATATCCTGGGGACGGTATGTAAAATGGAAGATATGCATTTTTTTTGGAACGTAATATTAACTTTAGTTGTAGCTCCTATAATTTTTTCAATACGTAAAAATGAAACAGAAGCTAAAAGGATAGATATATTGGTAAATAAAACTAGAGAAGAACTAGCAAAAGAGTACGTTACTAAACAAGAAGTAAAAGAAGATATGGGAATGCTAATGGAAAGATTAGAGAAGCTACATGAGAAAGTAGATAAATTATTTGAGGTGAAATAATGGCGAGAAAAAAGTCAAACAGAAAAAGAGCCAAACAAAAAAGACAAGACTATAGAGTTGGTGGAAACGTATTTAATCCAAACAGGGTAGATAGCTCTATGCCTGTTAAACAATCAGTAGGGAAGCCTGAAGAACAAATGTTTATTCAGAGGCCATCAGAGGCAGTATTAAAGCCTAAGCCATTTCAACCTAAGCCGATTGATAAGGTTACAACACCTCCTCCAGTACAACAGAAACCTCAGCCTAAACCTTCTGTAGCTATATCTAGTGGCCCAGGATTTACAACTGGAACAGATGCTTCTAATAGAGAAGACTATATAGACAGAAACCTGGGTAGACGAAGAACTCCAATAGATGACAGAGATGACAGAGATGAGAGAGATGAGAGAGATGAACCTAGAGACCCACCAGGCGGTAATGCAACAATAATTGTTAATGGTTTCATTTACAGATGGAACGGTTATACGTATGTAAATACAGGTCAGAGAGCTGGTGGTCAGGATGACGGTGGCGGAGATGACAACGGTGGTGGTAATGATAACGGTGGCGGTGATGAAGGTGGTGGTAATGAACCAGACCCAGACCCCTTAGAGACTATGACTGATGCTCAAAGACAAGCAGCATTTGAACAAGAAAGAAGAATAAGAAATATTGAAGAAGGAAGAACATCTCAAGATATAGCTTCAGGTAATATACCAGAAGGTACTGTACCAGTTCCTACAGTTATGGGAATAGGTAGAGAAGGTACAGAAGCACCTATTGTTCAATCTCCAGATGCAGGACAAGCAAGTACATTTGATATAGACCCAACACCAGAAGAAACAATTAGTCAGGTAGAAGAGGTCTCACAAATAGACCCAGCCAGAGAAGTTACAACTACAGCAACACCTACAGCAAGTGTAGATAAAGCTGCTGAAGCCAGGGCTGCTCAACAAGATAAAGAAGAACTTAGACTAGCAGAAGCTGCTGAAGTAGCTGATGTTACTCCAGTTGAAGATGTCGATGTTGTTGTTACACCAGGAGCTGTAGCTAAAGTTGTTACAGGAACATTAAGTCCTGGAGCGAAAGCAAGAATTGTAGAAAATACAGGTACAAATTTAGCTAGAGTTACAAGAGCTAAAAAGCAATTAGCTAATGCTGGCTTAGAAGAAGGAGCTATACAAGAGTTAGGTAAAGACCCTGAAACTCTTGAAGCTAGACTTACAGATTTTACAGAAGAAGAAAGAGGTATTATAGAAGGATTACCTGAAGAAGCTTTAGTATCTAATCAACTTGAAAGTTTATTAACTGGTATAGAAGAAGGAGAGATTCCAACATGGGCTAGACCTGCTGTTGCATCTGTTGAAGCTATGTTAGCTAAAAGAGGATTAGAAGCATCTTCAATAGCTAGAGATTCATTAGCTAATACTATTATCCAAGCATCTTTACCTTTAGCTCAAGCAAATGCTCAAGCTATTCAAGCTAGTGTATCTCAACAAAGAAACATAGAGGCTGCTGTATCTGAGGCTAATGCTCAAAGAGAGCAACAAACTGTATTAAAGAATGCAGAGAATGTATTTAAATTAGATATGGCTAACATGGCTGCTGAACAACAAACTGAATTAGCTAACAGTAAGTTTTTACAAACAGTTAATTTAACAGAAGCTAATCAAGAACAGCAAGCAGCAGTTTTAAATGCAACTAATATTGCAAGAGCTGATTTAGCTGAAGCTGACTTTTATCAGAAAGCACAGATAGATAATGCAAAGAATTTCTTAGCTACTGATATAGCTAATTTAAATAATAGACAACAATCAAATGTTATTAAAGCTCAGTACGAACAGCAAAGATTATTAAGTAATCAAGCAGCAGAAAATGCTATGGGTCAGTTTAACGCTACTAATGATAGACAGGCTCAACAGTTTATGGCACAAATTGAAACACAAATAAGACAATACAATGCAGGCTATATAAACGCTACAAATCAATTTAATGTACAAGCTCAAAATGCTGCTGAAGCTAGAGATGCTAATAGAGTATCAGATGTTAATAAAGCTAATGCTGCAATTATGAATCAAGTAGAACAGTTTAACGAGCAATTAAATTACAATAGACAACAATGGAATGCTGCTAATGAACAAGCAGTTATTAATTCTAATATAGACTGGAGAAGAAGAGCAAATACTGCTGATACTGCTGCACAAAATGCAGTTAATCAACAAAATGCTCAGAATGCTTTTGGGTTGACTCAAGCTGCACAGTCTTTTTTATGGCAAGAATTAAGAGACCAAGCTGATTATGATTTCAGATGGGCTACTGATACAGCTAATAGAAAAGTACAAGCTATGATGTCTGCTGCAACTGCTGAAGGAGATGCTGCAAAGAATTGGGGTTCTAATTTTAGAAGTGCATCTTCAACAATCAACAGCTTATTTGGAAGTTAAGGAGAAAGTAAATGGGATTTTTAAGTAAAATATGGAAAGGTATTAAGAAGACTGTCAAGAAGATAGGTAAACGAATTAAAAAAACTTTTAAAAGTGTTATGAAAGGTATTGGTAAACTAGGAATAGTAGGTCAAATAGGTATGGCATTTTTAATGCCTTATGCTATGGGAGCTGTAGGAAGCCTGTTTGGAACAGCAGGCAAATTAGCTAGCTGGTCTACAAAACTACTTGGGCCTAATGCAAACTTTTTTTCAAAGGTTTTAGGTAAAACTATAGAAGCTGTTAATGTTGGCGGTACTTGGATTAAGAATGCATATACAAGTGTAAGTACAGCTATAAGTAATGGTATTGACAGAGTAGGAAACTTTTTCAAAGGTAAAGGAATGACTTTAAGTGAAGGCAAAACATCTGTTTTTTCTAAAGACTTTTCATCTTCTTTAGATACTTTACCAACTCAAACAGGAATTAAGTCTGACCAAATTCAAGCTCAACTATCTGAGACTATTCCAAGAGCTTTGGATAAACCATTAGACTTCAATAAAGACACCTTAAGTTATGAGCTACCTGCACCAGGCGAGGTAAGAATACCTGAGTTTGGTAAAACAGGAGAGCTTACTAGAGGCATGAACTTTGAATTAAATAATAATGAGTTATTTAAAAATACTAAAGTAGGAGTAGATGCTATAGGAGATATAGCTGCTAGCTCAGATGCCTTAAGTGAACAAGCAGCTTCATTGTTATCTCCAAAAACAGATAAGCCAAGTTTCTTAGAAAATATTAATGTATTTGATAAAGACTCTGGTATTAGAAAAGATATAGCAAACTTTGATTTATATGATGCTGGTAAACAAAAGATAACAGATGGGTTATTAAGTGGCCTTGAAAGCCGAGCATACGAGGCTGTGGGTGTAGATATGACACCTCAATACACTTATAACAAAATTAATATACCTAACATTATGGGTATTGGCAGTACACCTACAATTAGCTTAGGAGCTATAGACCAGTTCTCAGCTCCAAGAGGTAATTCTTGGCAAGCTACAAGTATGTATTCAAGTGGTATTTTAAATGATATTTTAAATAGAGATGCTGGACAGGACTGGAGAAACTGGATGAATAGTTTTGCTTTACAGAATACTACGAATCCGACAACCCCAGGTGGAGCAGGAGTATATAGATGATAGAAAAAAATATAGGCGAAGAAATGAATCCAGAAGCTGTTGAAGCTTTTGCGAGTAGAGGATATCCAATACCAGGTCAATCCTGGACACAACCTGTAGAACAAAGAAGGCCTTTTGAAGGGAAACCTGATTTTACAGATATGAGAGAAGCTTTAGAGTATACAGCTTTAGAATTACTTGATGAAGAAAATTATACTCCTATTGTTCTTGCAATGGGTGATGGAGTTCCAGTCATGGATTTAGCCTTACAAATGGGTTATGTAGGTTTTAGAGAAGGTAAATGGAATCCTGATTTAATGCTTATGTTACTAGAACCATTTGCATTTTTACTTATGTCTCTTGCTGAAAAATCTGGAGTAAAATATAGAATAGACTCAGACGATTCTTCAGCTTTATTAGATATGGAAGATGGAGAGACTGACGAAGAGGAAGAGATGTTAGTGGCTAAGGCAAAGAACGTGGCTGAGGTTGCTAAGAGAAAGCGAGCAAGAGAAGGAGGAATACCTGAAGGGGTATTGCCTCAAGCAGTAGTAGAAAAAATAGAGGCTTTACCTGAAATAGGATTATTAGATAGACAACCAGAAGAGATAGTTGAACCTACTAATGATAGTCTGTTAGCTAGAGGAGAGGACGAATAATGGGATTATATGATGACGGTGGTGTTGAATTTGCTAAACAAGCATTCAATGATGCAAATGAAAGGGGTATAAAGCAAGCTAAAGAAGCTGATAAAGAAGGCTACAAAAAAAGTTTAGTTAGAGGATTACTTATAGAGCCTGCTATTGGAGGTATCTTTGGAGAAGTTAGAAATGCTTTTGATTCAAAAGGACAGGCTTTGCAAGATAAAAATATACCTATGCGAACCTATCTTCAAAGTTATTTATCTAATCAAGAAGGTCAAAGACAAAGTTTAGAATACAATGATGAAACTAATAAAACTGGATTTGTTGTAAATGGTACTGTAGATATACAAAGACTACAGAATTATATTGCAGCAGACTTAAGAACTAGATTACAAGATGAAAGTTTTGGCGGTGAGTTTACTAATTTAAATCCTGTGCAATTAGCTTCTTATGTAACTTCTGAGTCAAAAATACAAGCAGAGAAATTAAAAGGTTATTATCAAACTTTATATAATGAAAGTATGGATGTTCCTGATATGGAAACAATATTAAGTCAGTTTGATAAATGGAATAGTAGAGAAAACCCTAAAAATGTATTTGGTAGGATTGGTAAGGGTATACAAAAATTACTAGGTTCAGAAACAGAAGAAACTATAGACTTTAAAAATCTTGAAGCCCATGAAAACTTACGTTTAACATTAGGCGAAGGGACATCAAAAGAATTAATAGATTTAAAAAATGCTGTAAGTGCATACGACACAGCAGCTACAGACCAAGGCAGTAGATTTAATATTGATGGTCTAATAGAAGGAATAAGAGCTAAAATAGGTAAACCACCTTCAGAGGGAGGTATTCAAGGAAAGCCTATAGAAAGTACGTTCCAGATAAAAGATAGAACTTATATAAGTGGTGGTGATGAGTTTACATATCAAGAAGGACAGTATTTATCTTACGACCAAAACGGTATTCCTGTATTATCTAATGCTGGTGTAAATGAACCTACAAGAACTAAAGTAGCAGAGATTAAACCTCCTAGTGACTTACAAGTAAAAGCTGCTGAGTCAGCTATGATGTTAGTTTTAACTGATGGTTCTAATCCTGACATGAATCCTCTTTATAATCAGGTAATTAAAGGTAAAGGACGAACTGCAACTGACCCTCAAAATACTGTAAAAAATTATGGTGTTAAAGTTGCTTATGCAGCTAATCATATTAGAGGACAAGTAAAAGATTATAATTTAAATATAGCAGAGGGAGATATTGATTACCTTGCAGCTATGTATGTATTAACTCAAGTAAATGATGGGTATAAAGATTCTATATCTAAAAACCCAACACATGATAGTTCATATCAACAGTTATTAATGAATAATCCTAATACTACTCCTGACTTATATGACTTAATGAACGTAGCTAAAATAAATACTGTAGGTAATAATGGAGAATTAAGTTTACTAATTCAAATACCTAATATAATTAGAGATATTAGAGGTAGTGGTAAAACTGAATCGGAGCAAAACAATAGGTTCAAAGAAATTGTAATTGACTTACAAGGAACGATTGTAAAAGAAGGTAGAAACTTTACAGGAACTGCTGAAGTAAATTTACCAGAGTATATAGCTAAGTATGAAGGTACTAATGAAGAAAAAGTTTTACAGTATGAACTAGAAAAAATTAATCAAATAAATAGTTTATTCCCTGAAGAACTTAGATACGTAGACTCTAGGTATGATGGGGTTATACAAAAGTTTGGTAACACAGGAACATTACCAGAAGTAATAACAGAACCTATGGAAATAGAAGAGGGTAATACTTCTGATGCAACAGACACAAATCCTCCTCCAGTAAGTACGGAGCAAAACAGAGAGCTTAAATTCTTTGCTAAGCAACCAATAAGTAAATTACAAAAAGCTATTGAGCGTATGGAGGCAGGTCAAACAACTGTTTATAATAGTGCAAACTTTAGAAAATTTGTAGAAGATAAAACAGACGGTGGTAAATTATATGGTAAAAATAAAATATCTGATGAGCAAGAATTATCTTTAATGAAAGAATATCTTCAAAGTTTATTAGACGACCCTGATAATTATAAAGCTCCTAAAAAAGAGCTAACAGAGGAGCAGAAACAAGAAATACAAAGACTTCAAGATGCAGCTTTGAGTGTCGGTGGAACAGACTAAATGTCAAACTTTAATTATTCTCCCAGTTTTTCTAAAAGAAATCAACAAAGCACACCTATTCAACAATATGACTTAAATGATTTAGAAGGAGATAAAGAGTTCCAGGCAGTCTCTGAAAGATTCTTAGGTTCTATTGGTGAACAAAATGATATCTTTGAGTATTTAAGAGACTCTGATTTTAACCTTACGTCAGCTATGAAAAGATATGCTGACTCTAATAAGTTTACTGAACAACAAAAGAAAGACTATCAATACTTAAGAACTATGTTTGATGGTGCAGATATAGGTAGTACAGGACAGTTCCTTGAATTAGTTAAAGACGGAGCAATAGATATGGTTACTGACCCTACTCTAATACTAGCTGCTTTGTTTACTCCTTTTACAGGAGGCGGAACATTAGCTACTAGAGCTACAGTAGGTAAAGGAACTGCTCAAGCTTTGAAGATGTTAGGTCAAGCTAATAAAGGAGCTTTAAATAAAACACAGCTTAAAAAAGCTATTGCTGATGGGTCGCTAGAAGAAGCTGCAAAAGCTGCAACAAAAGTAGCAGGCGGTATGGGTGCAGTAGAAGCTGGTGGCTGGATGGGTTTACACAACCATGCTAATCAAAATATAGAAATAAATACAGGCTTAAGAAGAGCTTACTCATCAAAAGAGTTAGTAGGCTCAACTGTTGCTGGTGTTTTACTAGGTGGTGTTGCTGGCTATGGTGGACAAAAGTGGTCTAATTATTCAAATCCAGTTTTACAAATAAACAATAAACCTAAAGTCTATAGAGACGATAGTATTATAGATAATGTCCGATTAAAGTTTAATCAAGCCTGGGACAATACTGTAGGTAGAGTTATATTAGGTAATGCTGCTCAACTAAGAACCTTAGAAAAACAAGGAGTAAAGTATGCATCTTACTTCAGAGGTTTATTAGACCATGATTCTCAGTTAGGTATAGGTAAGAGAAGTAATAAAAAAGTAGAGTGGAGTTTTCCTGAACAATTAAATGCAAGACGAGGCAATTATATGTTCATGGAAGAAGGACAGCGAGTAGGATTTTTTAAGACTATAGAGCCTATAGCTCCTGATGGAGTTATGATGCAAGCCGATGAGCTTGCTATTATTAGATTCTTAAGAGGAAATAAAAAAGCATTACAAGGAAGAAGCAAAGAAACAAAACAAGTAGCTAATGATTTAAGAAAATGGTTTGATGGTATAGCTAGAGATGCTCAAGAAGCAGGTTTTGGTGATATAAGAATAGAAGATTACTTTCCAAGAGAATGGAATAGACAAGCTATAAAAGATAATAAACCAGAGTTTGTTGCACAGTTATCTAAGGATTTAAAAATATCCAAAAAAGAAGCAGATGATATTGCAGAGGGTATGTTAAATATTAATAATGAATTATATGCTAGCCATAGCAACTTACTTACTCACGGTAGAAAATTAAAATTAGATGACAATGCTTATGAAAAATATCTAACTAATGAATTAATACCTGTTAGTGCTAGTTATGGTTTAAACGCTGCTAATACAATACAAACTAAACTAAGCTTTTTAGGCGGTGCTAAATCTAATGTAAAGGTTGTAAAAAGCAAAGACATAGAAGGTAATGAAGTATTAACATTTCAAAGCTTAAGACAAAATAATATAGATGATTTTATAAGAACTCACGTAGACCCTTTAGATGAAGACGTGTTCAAAACTTTAGGTAGACGTTTAACAGCTACAGAAAGAAAAGACATGATAGAATCTTTCAAGTCTGTTACAGGTGCGGTAAACTTTTTTGAAGGGCAAATAAAACAAGGAGTATATGATGGCCTCAAGCTTGCTAATGCTATGGCTTACCTACCTTTAGCTACTGTCTCTTCTTTCTCAGAAGGTTTGATAGCAGCTTCTAGAATATCAGGAAAGCAATCTGTAAAAAACTTTCAGTACCAACTAGAAAATGGTATGCAATTTTTAACATCGGATTTAAAAAGTTTGTTAAAAGAAAGGAGAGGCCTATCAGAAGTTGTAGCTAACAGAGAAGCTAATAGAGTTTACTTAGCTGTAGATGACGTGCAAGCAGATTTAACAAATAGATTAGCTGGTGATGGATTACAAAACGCAAGTCTACAAAAAGGAGCTAGAGTATTTTACAAAGCCAACTTACTATTACCTTGGACAAAGACTATTGAGCTTGCAGCTTTTAATACAGGTAGAGATATAGTTGAAGA